CACATTTCCCAGGATGTCAACGGCAAGTACTGGTTCTGGGACGAGACCGGGGCCGACGGGTACGGCCCGTTCAACGACATACCGGCCTGCCGCGAGGCCCTGCGGAACTACGGCAGGACGCTGGGCTAGTTATGGCCGTAGACTTCTGGCCGTACCTAACCAGGGGCGTCGGGGCGCGGTGCAGTCAGTGCATTGCCCGTCTCGACCCCAGCCAATTCAGTCACGTCGTACCACCGGCTGGACCATCAGATGCGGAGGTAGTATTTGTCGGTGAAGCCCCCGGTGGGCAGGAACGTGATGAACCATTCCAAGGTAATGCTGGTGACGAGTTGAACAACCACTATCTCCCACTGGCCAAGCTGGATCGCAGTGAGGTGTATATCACCAATGTGTGCAAGTGCCGCCCACCCAGTAACCGGACCCCAAACGTGAGTGAGATTAACGCCTGTGCCCAGCACTTCCTGGTACGGGAACTCGACCGGCTAAACCCTAAGCTGGTTGTCCTCATGGGCGGCACCGCTTCCAGTATAGTTGATGGCGACCCAATAGATCTGGAGAGTGATCATGGGCGGCATTACCATGGGACCATACTAGGCCGGGGTCCGTATGACATTATGCCAACATACCACCCGGCACTGGGCCTGCATGTGAGTAATCGCATTGACGCCATCGAGGAGGGGTTTGCCAATGTGGGGCGATGGATGGCAGGTAAGTACAGCGAACCGGTAGACGAATGGAAAGGAGAGGAGGAGTATGTATATCTAGAGGACTGGGGCGGTGGACATAAGGGGAGTAGACCGGTGTTCATCGACAGCGAGTCAGAGTATGGCGCACTGTACTCGTGGCAGTTCACCCAGGTGCCGGGAGTGGGCATCATGGTGCAGGAGCATGGCGAATCGACGCAACGCATTGACAGCAAGAGGAGGTATTTGCAACGCATACTCAACGAGTGCAAGGTGCTGGTCATGCAGAATGCCATTGTAGAGGTCGCCGCATTTAGAGCACTGGGCATACATGTCGATTGGGCCAAGGTAACAGATACAATGCAGATCGCCTATAGACGGGCAATGTCACAAGGTCTCAAACCCCTGGCACGCAGGCATTGTGGCATGAAGATGCAGTCATACATGGAGGTGACTAACCAAGCCAGTAAACGCAAGGTCAAGGAGTGGATAGTGGATGTGGTGGATCACCTGCCGCAGTTAGTCACTAACCGCATAAGTGAAAAAACCGGGGCATACCTGAAGCCTAAGAGAACTGAGAACCCCATGGTGGCAGTACTCGATGGCATCCTGCGATCAATGACAACGAATCCCAAGTATGATCCGTGGAAACGGTGGCGCGAACACAAGGAGGAACTACCGGCGGCAGCGACACAGGCCGCGATAGAGACAAAGAAGAAGCAATGGTACTGGCGGGAGTGGTTATTGGACTACGTGGGGAGCGACATGCCACAGCGGGGCCTACGTCACGTCGATCCCACCCTCGCCAAATGGTACGCATGTAGAGATGCCGATGCTACGTGCCGGGTGTACTACACGATAGGTAAGGATCTAGACTCGTTATGGAAGGTAAGAGAATATGACTGGAACAACCGATGACATGACAATCACAATGGGCGACATCAAGCAGGCGTCCATCAACCGGCGCAACATGACCAAGGCAACCTACGTAAACGTAACCATGGGCCTGGAGATCTACCTCCTGGATGTCATGGCCAGATTGTTGGAAGCCAAGAACAAGACCGACCTGTTTGCCACCATGCACACGTTCTTTGAGATCGGGATACAGGCCGGGATCGACGCCGAGCGCAAACGTATGCACAATGCCATTGTCGCCGCCACTGCCAACGACACCGACCCCGTGGTAGACTAGAGTTAAGTAGTTCATTCTAAAGGAGTAACCAATCACATGGCCAACAAAAAGCCATTCATCACAGAAGAACCTGTCCGCACCCTGGAGGTGCTGGCACAACCCAAGGTCGCATTAGCCACAGCCAAGGAAATGGAGTCCCTCATCCGTGAGCGCCAGGGCTACAAAGCCCAGGAGAAGGTGGCGCTTGGTCTCATTGCCAAGATCAACCCGGTCATCTACTCGCACATGGCACGCATGGAAGACGGCGTGCAGATACATGTGACCGACTCCCGCCTGCCTGAAGGTAAGGTATGGCGTGCCGTACTTGGCGGGGCGACCCGTACCACGGTCAACCTGTCGGCACTCAAGATGTCCATGCTGGCCCACGGCATACAGCCTGCCAAGATCGACGACATACTGGACTATGAAGTGCAAGTCGTCGATGAGGAGACCGGCAAGCTCACCCTCACCCAGGTGGTCAAGACGTCCACTAGCGACAGTGTTAACATACGCATGGTTAATGCTGGTTAGTCACTAACTGGTCAACCATTTCGCTGGATGTACGCCAGCGCGGGGGCGGTGAGATAAGCCATGTTAAGGGTGGCCGTCGTCCCCAACTATTACCAAAGGAGAACCAATCAATGAAACGTGATGGTACCGCCACCTACTGGGGACTCGACGTGCCTGCCGACTGGGTATTCGTCAAACGCTGGGGCGACGGCTACGCATTTCAACGCCATGGCCTACGGGTCCTGGTGGACTGTGAAACCAAGGCCGATGGCCACCAGTGGATACATGTGTCGTACTCGCGTGCCCACTGGACGCCCATACACAGCGACACTGTCCTGGTCAAGGAGACCTTCATTGGCAACGACCGCTACGCCTATGCCGTGCTCCCGCCAAAGGAACGTTACGTTAACCTCCATCCCAACTGCCTCCACCTGTGGGCACGCATGGATGGTCAACCGGTACTGCCGGAGTTTGATGTAGTAATCGAAGGTATAGGAAGAACAATCTAGTACGTCCCCCTGGGGACAAAGGAGAACCAATCATGAACGACGAAGAGATATTGAATCGTATCCGCGAGGGCATCGCCAGTCTCGACGAGGCCGTCGCCCTACTGCCTCTCAATGGGGACAGGGGGGTGATGAAGTTGCGGTTCCGTTTCCAGGACGCCAGCGACCGGCTGGTGGAGGTACGCGAGGAATTGCAAGTCCGCATCACCGTTCAGGACAACGCCCGTAAGGCTATCGAAAGGATGTCCCAATGAAACCCACCCCCTGGCTAGCCGCAGTCACCGTCATCTCCTGGGGCCTGCTGGTCATGGCCATCTCCACCAACGCCGTCCAAACCGCACGCCTCAACCGCCTGGAGGAAGGTCTCAAGGCCGTGGCCGAAGACATGGTCAAGCTGGATGTGGCGCTCCAGACCATCAATGCCCGTATTACCAAGATGCAAGGAGGTGAGAGACTATGACACCGCAAGAGAAAGCCCACTTGGCCCAGGTTGCGGCATATGGAGCAAAGCCAACCAATGCACTATTCCCGGTCATCGGCGACATGTTCGCCGCCCGTTGGGAACGGTGCGATGCCCTGCTCGTAACCACCAATGCCCACAAACGTACCGATCACTCTATCGTCATGGGCAGGGGTGCCGCCAAACAACTCGCCCTGGCCGTGGACGGCATAGACCAGGACTTTGGGCGGCAGGTAGAACACTTGAAACCCTACGGTATCGTGTGGTCCAAGTACGACAGCATCGGCGATTGGGACGTGCCCTACATTGGGGCATTCCAAGTCAAACGTTCATACAAAGACAAGGCCAGCATTGACTTGATCGAACGGTCATGCGTGATGTTGGACAAGTGGTGTCGCCAGCATCCACGCGCCAAGGTACGCCTTAACTACCCAGGTATAGGTAATGGTGGCCTCAGCGAGGACGAGGTACGCCCAGTCCTGGAGGAGTGCCTCAATATGAAACAGGTGTCGATCTGGAAGTTCCCATCGCTAGAGGTCCATTACCAGGAAGGAGTTAGTGACTAACATGCCCATGACCTGGACCTATCAACGCTGGTACCTGGATGGACAGCCGCTCAACCGCAACATACGCAAACGCCTTGCCAAGAAGTGGATGAAGTCGGGCCGCTTGGTACTGGTGGACGCCTACCCGATTGATGTCCCTGGATTCGATCCCGCGATAGACCCAACCCCCACCGGGGAACTAATCACGGTCACCGCCGTGGACCCGCATAACCGTACCGTTACTGTTACCCGTGGCTATGCACATACCAAGTAGAGTTCGACACCCGTCGTTCGCCAACACCCAGGCGCTCGACCGTCTCCCTATGCCCACAATCGAAGACATGATGCGCCTGGGTGTGGCCATTGATGTCCCCTACCTTAGCACATTAGCTGAGGAAATGCGTGATACTATGGAGGATCTCTCTGCGAAGGTACGGCGACGGGTTCCGCCAGATAAGCTAGCAGAGTTTCTCGGCACTGATGACACTGGTGACGAGGATGCGGGGGAGGTAGATGGCGACCCGGTATCGGTAGCCAGCCGGTTCAAGGTCACCTCCCCCGAACAAGTGGCATGGTTTCTATTTGACACCCTTGGCATTGGCAAGGGCAAACAGTTAGTCACTACCCCGGATGGGTCACGCATATCCACAGGTAAGAAACAATTAGAAGCACTCAAGGCCGAGCATGAAGCGATTCAGGAGATACTAGCTTTCAGGGAAGTTCATAAGCTATACACCACCTATGTCCTCAAACTTCCGCGGATCGCCCGACACCATCCTAAAGGCCGTCATTGCCCTGTATGCGGTCATACTCATCGTGAGCCTAGTGATCGAGTTCACAGCACGATAGTTGCCACCAGGACCGACACAGGTAGGCTAGCTGGGCGTCGGCCTAACCTGATGAACATCCCGATCCGGTCATTGCTAGGTGCGAGAGTACGTGCGGCATTCATTCCCAGCTATGGCATGAAACTCGTCGGTGCCGACTACTCGCAGATCGAGTTACGTATCCTCGCCAGTGAGGCCGCCGACCCGTTCATGATGCAGTGCTTCCTGGAGGGTCGCGACATACATGCGGAGTCCACCCTTGAAGCGATGGGTATTCGTGACAAGGTAGGCTTCGATCCTAAGTCCAAGGCCATCTATCCCATTGTCCCCGGGGCTACACTGCCTACCATCCAGGAGTTCCTCACAATGAGGGCAGGGATGAAGAACGCCAACTTTGGCATAGTCTATGGGATTACATGGATGGGCTTGCAGGCACAACTTGTACTCATAGGTATCTATTGGAGTAAGGAACAGACAATTGCCTTTATCGAGGAAACATGGCACAAGGTGTTCGCGGCCATCCGGCCCTATATGCGTGAGCAGGAGTACCGAGCCAGGAAGTACGGGTTCACCTGGGACTTCATGGGGAGTATTCGATACATACACGGCATCCGCAGTGCCGTCAAGCGTGTCGTCGCTGAGAGTGTGAGACAGGCTGGGAATATGCCTATCCAATCCGCTGGGTCTGCGTTTCTCAAGATCGCCATGTGGACGTTGCGCGGGGTCTACGACAAGTTTAGGGACGAGGGCTATGCGGTGAACTTTCTTATGCCGGTCCATGACGAGATTGTATCAGAGTGCGATGAGGCTATCGCGGAGGAATTGAAGGAGGCGACAGTGAAGTGCATGGCCGACGTGAATGACTACACCCAGCTACTCGTCCCGGTTGTGGCAGAGGGCAAGGTGACTAGTAGGTGGACGAAGTAGCAGTTAGTGACTAACAAAAGGGCGGCTGGGCAATATGAGGGAAACCAGCCGCCCGTAGTTGTGTTGTTAAGAATCACCCTGGAGGGGGTGACGTGTGAGATGACCTATACTACACCCTTGCACGTCTCTTGGCAAGGTAAATTCCAACCAGCCCAACACCCAGCATGGCGTATGTCGCAGGCTCGGGCACGACATCGCACTCGGCCCCCACGCAGAATGGGTCCACTCCCGGCCCTGCGTAGAACTGGTCAATGAGGGAGATAGTCGCATAGCCAAGCCCCTCACTATCACTGCCCACCAGGAATATATCCTTGGTGATCCTCATGTTGTTGTAGGCAGCGTCGAGAATAGCCACATCGGCCAGCGGTCCACTGGGCGCATCAACCTGTGCCTGCCCCGCGATGTGGAGGAACGGCACCGTGGCAATAATAGTCTCCACCACCTGGGCAAAGGACTGGTCGCCGACTACCGCCCCATTGAACAGCAACCCCACCCCGCCGATAGCTAGTGTCGATTGGAGGTTGTACGAGATGAGGAAGTCGGCACTGGCAAAGCCCCCGTTGGACAATGCGGTAAACCCACCGGCGAAGTGGATCTTATTCCCCACCAGTGTGACATCAATGCCAGACGCATCCAGTGGCGCACACACACCAATGCCGCCGCAGGTGCGCGTGAACTCAAAGTCGTCGAGCGTGATGTTGGCATTGGACAGGCTACCCCCGGCGACGAGAGTAGACAGCAGGGTCGCTCCCAGGTTGACACTGGCTAGTACCAGCATCGAAAATACAAGCATGATTCGTTTCATGTGTAACTCGTTTCCCTTCTTACCGCTGGCCGGGATGTAGAACGTTCAGTATCTCCCGGCCAGCGGTCCATCTAGCATACCACGACCCGGGTTAGTGACTAACTATCGTGCCGCCGCCCCGCCATACGCTGCCTCGACCTCGGCCATCACCCCCTGCCAGTACTCCTCCCGTTCCTCCGGGTCGAGTTTCCCGGCAGCATTAGTCTGGGCAGACAACCAATGATTTGCCTCCTCTATCTGCGCCTTAATCGTCTCCTTGCGCTCCTTCACGCCCAGTGCGGCAAACTCCTCCCCGTGGTCGATAATGGCCTGCAACTGTGCGCTCATCATGCGCCCCTTGACCGCCTGTCTCAACCCCATCACCTCTGGGCTGTCGCCAACTTGGGGGACAATAGGTGCGACGGCGACCCGGTTCTGCTTGAGCAACTCCATCTGGTCACCGCTTAGCTGTCCCACGAGGTCCTCGTATGTCGCATCCTGTTCCGCCCTCATTGCCTCCCTGTCCATGTTCTCGATGCGGCCACCGCGACCGGCGAGAAACCGTTGCTCGA